TCACCTACTTCCTCATCCATAGCCATTTGAAGGAATGAAGAGTACAATTCTTTACCAAACTGCCAAATCTTAACACCTTCATCTTCCATACCACGAACGATAATAGGAGCAAAGTAACGAACTTTTGGTTCGAGTTTTTTGGCCAATTTCCAATTCTCAGGTTGGTCTGTTTTACGAAGTTGTTTAGCAAACTCTACAAGTGGATCTTTTTCATCAAAGTTAATTGGAGAGATCATTACAGGTCTTCCAATACCATAATGAAAATACAATTCACTAAATGGAGTTGATTTGTTAAACTTAGAGGGAACAATACGAATTACTTGTTTCCCAATTGATGGTTTCCAGAACAATGATTTACCATTGTTATTATTTCCAGAGGAGGGTTTTTCCAGCGCCTCTAGTCGCTGTTTGATTACATCTAAATCCATGTATAACTTATTTTTTGTTTACAACTAAATATAAGAACCTTAATTTCACCTACCAACCTAAAGTTCGATGATGGTGTGGATCTTTGTCTTTAATTCTTTGAGCTCGTTTTGTTGGGTCAATAAAATGGTATTTCTGTAGTGTTGCCAATTTACTCTAAAACGTGGGTCTACTACTCCATCATTCAACCTTTTAATAAGCTCATTTAAAGCATTGATAGTGTATAAGGTGTTACTATCTTTTTTTCTATGAACTAAAATCGTATTCGGGGGAATACTTGAAACATTAGCCTGATCTACATTGTATGTAACAACATATTCATTGTTGCTCTTGACATGCAAGACAAACATTTTATTGTACATTATATCATATTGGGATTGGAGATCATTTATCAATGAATCCAAATCCTCTAGGGTGGTAAATGTACAAAACAATTTATTATTCAAGTCTATATAATTTTGGGATGGACTAATGTCTGACCCATACATATAGTCATATTCAGTTAAAGTCGTAGTTGCTTCCATTTTTTTCTTTAATTTGTAACTTTAATTTATTAAAAACCTTTTTTATTTGTTCTAATACATCTAATTCTCCCTCATCCACATCGAATAAAAACGAATCGTATGTATATAAAACTAATTTAGTGTTCTTACCTTTTAACACCCTAAATATACGAAACAAAATTTCAATATTCAAGCTTGTTTCCATATTTTGTAAAACATAGTTGAAAAGTTTTTGTGGATTCATCTCCTCCAATTCATCTTTTCTAAAAACATAATTAGAGATAGGGCATGTTATTGAGCCCGTGGTCTCAAATTCTTCCCAAATCGTACGTATATACTCAGATGTTGCTTTAAAGAATGGTAAATCCTTATATTGTTTAAAAACCCCTCCGTATAGTTGTTTGAATGTTAATTCTTTGGCTTTGGCGTAGTCAACTCCATACATACTTGCAAAGCTTTTATGTATATCGCCATCATCAAATTTAAAATCAACAAGCATCCCGCAAAGAGTAGGATGATAGGCACTAATATCAAACTCCACAAAATTATCATTGTGTGGTATAAAACTCTTCCTACAACCGTTTTCTTTGGAGAGGGCTGCATAGTTGACTCCATTAAATTTATTAGAAGGTCTTGTAGTGAGTGTTTTAAAGTTATAAACTGTGTGAGTAAATTCGCTCTCAATTTGGTGAAAGTGTTTTTCAAATTCATTTTTATCTATTTTTATGCCATTTCGTTCAATGGCGTTAAACACTAATGTAGCTTTGTCGTTATAAAACGGATTTACGCGGGAATTAATGCGGTGCTCCAAATCCTCATATGTCTGCTCGCAAACCTCATAATGTTTGGTAATTGGCACTATTTGGTTTACTGTTAAAAGATCGGGGAATCTTCTATATAAAGTAGTGTGTGCTGTTGTTTGAGGAGGTATATACGGAGGAGATTGGAGTGTTATGTCTATAAGCTGCTTAAATATTGTATAATGTAGGAATTCTTTTTTATCTCTTACATATAGTTTGTCTAATCCTTTTAACCATAAATATACCTCATCTTCAAATAAACTTTCACATTCGGGGTGAGAGATAGGTAGAATGTATCCCTTGTGACCTACAATGGGTCTTACGTAAAAGGCACAAATTGAGTTTTGGGAAGGGTGTTGGTAAGGATTATTTGGGATAATCTCTACAAATACTTCTTTAAAACCACTATTTTGTAACCATGAAAATTGTTCTTTATTCTCAATTAACCAAAACACTTATTATAACTTTATCTATAGAACTTAATATAATTAAATTTTAGATATTCTCCAAGCCCACTTATGTTGAGTTGTTGTTCTCTTAATTTTACTATATTTTGATTTACTCTAATTACCTCATCTTTATCCCCGGTTATTAACCAAGGTAGTTGGATGCCAATATACAAACTATTTTCAAATAAGGCACTAGTTTCAGTGTATTTGTTTTCATTTGTTTTTTTAGCAAAGTATCTAGTGAATTCTCCTAGTTGGTAATCTTGCTCACTGGGTTGTGGGTAGAATGGGGTTGGTGATGGGATTGGGGGAGTATCTATATTGTTTTTAAGTTTAGAGTAAGTATAATTGTCTCCCACTAATTTATAGTTGATAGTATCTTCACTAACATCTTCAAGAGGGGATTGATTATCAGGATCGATTAAGGTTAATTCTAAATTTTTACCATCATTAGGATATCTACCTGTAAAATATTTGTTATTAAATGTGGAAAAATAATACCCAGTATATATTTCAGTGGTATTTTTAAGGAAGTATTCTCCATTAGAATATAAATTAGGGGTTATATGTGATTTAGGATAATACATTTAATCTTAACACTATTATTGTCGTTAATTTTGGTTAGTTAAATATTCTTCTATGGGGATAGGATCGAATTGGAATATTTCTGTTAATTCGAGTTTATTATTTTCTTTACCTTCAGTAAAGTTAAGGGAGCTAACAAATTGGATTTCATCTAAGTTAATTTTTACTTCTCCATTTTCATCTATTGACCATGTATATCCTCCTAAAGTAAAAGAATCTAATGCTCTTCTTTTGGCTCCAAGAATTTTTTTATTTTTATCAAATCTGAGAGAATCTGTAATATAAGGTTTTAAACCAATGAAAGTTTCTATTAAGGCTTTTCTGGCTTTTTCTTCAGTCCAACCTTCGCTTTCAATAATGTTTTTAGCATCAAAATGAACATTATCAAACTTATAATCTGTAAAAGTTCCTCCCCATCTTAAACCATGTTTTATAGCTAACTGTTCTATACCTAACTCTTTCCACTTTTCAAAAGAGGGTTTTCCTTTACCATATAAGAGGTTGTTACTATTATCAATAGAACCTGCTTCATAAATAGCTATATCTATAGCAGTACCCCAAAGATGCATTGAACTAAGACTAGGATTTATATCTTTTTGTTTTTCACTTTCTAAGTTTATTCTAATTTGATCACCAAAACTTCTTACTACAGAATTAATTCTAAATTCATATCCTGTAGGGAGGATTTTAAGTAAGCCCTTTAAAAATTCTCTAAAATTATTTTGAACTAAAGGATTATAATATTGGAGAACTTCGGTTTCTAAATCACTTACTCTTTCTGGTTTGAAATCTCTAAACTTTGAAGACTCAGTTTGATAATCTAAAGCAAGATAACCTGTTCTGTTATTTAACTTAGTTAACCTTCTATTATTTAAAACAAAATATGATGGTATATCTTTACTTCCTCTAATCCCTCTTATTTCTTCACCTTTTGAAGTTTCAAGAGCTTCGTCTAGGATATTTTTAGTAACTACTTCAGGGGTTTTATCAAACAATTTAGGTACAGATAAAGTTCCTACTTGAGTAACCCATTTATTTTGTTCAAATTTATGATCTAAAGAAGTAATAATAAAATTTAGAGTATCAGTGTAATTTTTAGGGAGGTATTTACTATTTACTGTAAGTTTATCAAAAATACGAATTCCAGATAATCCATCCATAGTTAAAGATAAATTAATAGGAATAAATCCTATAAAAGGAGTGGTTATACCTTTTCGTTCAGCATCATAAGCTAACACTTTTTTAAAAAATTGTTTTTGGATAGTTTTAAATTTAATAAAAGAAGGGGTTTCGTTGGATGTGGAAATTAAATTTATAGGAAGGATGTTATAATATTTAACTTTAGAGTTAGATTCGTCTGGCTCTTCCTCTGTAATTTTTAAGTTTCTAAGAAACTCAATATAAGTCTTTTTGAGTTCTATAAAATCTACTCTACTGCTAGCACTACTTTGTTTAGCTTTATCTATATCTAGTTTACTTGGTATAATTCTATCTACTAAACCTACATTCCATTTACTAAAAACTGTAGCATCTTCCCCTACAGCCCTACCTGTAGCTTGAGCACCTATTGCGATTTGGGTAGATAGTTCTTTAGTAATTTTAGTTTGTAAACTAAAATCTGTTATAAAACTACCTCCATTATATGTTATAGTGTTTTGTGCTGGGTTTCCGTCTTTATCTGTAGTTTCTATAGTTTTAGATTCGTTAGGATTAAAACCATAAATGTTGAAAACAGGGTTTGTATCTATTTTTTTAAAGGGAACTTCATCATAAATTTCTAAAACTTCCTTAATTTGGGGAGGACCCTTAATAGGTATAGGAGATGAAGGGATAAAAATTTCTTTTCCTTCAACTTTTTTCTCTACAAGTCTTACATTTAATTTATTTACCCCTCCTAGCAAAGAATTAATAGAATTTGTTATTGATTTTAAAAAATCATATAAAAATAAATCACCATCTTCATTAGTTTTATCTTTTATTAAATTTTTAAGATAATCTCTTTCAAAGTAAAGATTCATTACCCTACCCACAAGAGTATTATCCTCTAATTTGTCATGGAAACGGGCACATTTTGAAGGGAGAGTTTGAGTAGAAATATTCTCATCTTTTATTGTTATTTCTAATTGATTTACCATTTTAGAAGGATCTCCAGAAAAACTATAACCATTACTATAACAAAAAGTATCTAAAGAAGTGTCTATTGTTATGAATGAAGATTTACTATTTCTATCATATAGTAAAAGTTTAGTATTAATAAAATCTAATAAAGTTTTTAACCTTAAATAATGTTTACGTACTACCTTTTCCTCATTAAAGAAATTATCATAGGTCATAGTTAACCCAAAAGGAACATTAATTGTCTTTGGATCGAATCCATTATAAGGAGATGGCTCAATTCTAGTTTCTTCTCCAAAATTTTGGGGTATTTGAAGAGCTTCACTTTCTTCTTCGGTAAAAGAATCTTTAAAAAAGTCCTGGAATGGAAGACCTGGGTTATTAATGCTAATAAAACTTATTGTAGTAGCTACATCTATAAAAACTTCTAATGAGGAAGGTCTTTTAACATCAGGATCATTAGATTCATTTTTTGATTGGTTTGGGGGATTAGGGTACTTTATAGAATCTATATTAGTATTAATTTTTAAACTTTCAACTACACTACCAATAGAAATTAAATCTAAAGTAATTTGATATGTGCCTTCTTTAGTAAAATCCCATGAAAAATTTACTACTTGTCCTAAGAATCCATCATAATTACCTTGAGATTGTTCTCTTAATTCTTCAATCCTTGTATAGAAGTAAGAAGAACCTAAATCATTATCACTAAAATCTAAAAATTCATCTTTTAATGATAAAGAAGATATATCTGCTTGGGTAGCATATCTAATACTACCATTATTTTCTTTGATAGGAAATTTTGTATTACCCCATTCTAGCAACATAGTATATCCTAATCTTAGATATACTGAGTCTAAATATTGGAATTGGTTTCTATTATGGGCTGTAATTTGGAGTTGAGCTTTTCTTAGGGAGCCTTTATTATAGGTTTTTAAAGAAAAACTTGTAATGCCCGGCATAGGTTTTAAACCAAATTCGTTTCCTCCAAACCCATAATTAAAGTTACTATTAGGAAGATTAGAATTATTATTTGCAACCCCAAATTTAGGTTGATCATAATTTAAAGCCCCCCCTTGAAGTATTAACTCTTTAGATAATTGATTCCCCCCATATCCTTCTAAACCTAAATATTCGTTTCTAAATTCAGCTCCATTATTTGAGACTACGTCATCTTGTTTACTTCCTGAATTATATCTAAGCACATTTTCATCTGCTATATCAACTGATGAAATAAGTCTAATCCAACCATTACGATTGTTTTGCCAAACAATATCTTCAGGTCCTCTAGTGGTTTTTCCTAAAATTTCTTGTCTAGCAGTTATTTGATTTTTTACATAATCTAAATGATCTTCTCCTACTATATTACTCATAACTAAATTATCTATTTAAAGCATTGAAAGCACTTAAAATTCGATCTAAATTTCCGGGAATACGTAATTGTACCCCAATAGGAGGATACAAAGAACCTTGAGAGTACTCAGCGTTAGCTGAGGAGATAACCCACCATAAAGATTTATCTTTATAGTATTGGAAAGCTAAAACATCATACCTATCCCCTTCAGTAGTGATAACATATATGTCGTTATTACTGCGGGGAATATCCGGGTATTTAACCGTTCTATACAAACGTGTACCCTCGTCGGTTCTAGTTTTTGGTATGTTAGTATATCGGCTCATTATTAAAACTTATTTTCTCGTTGTTCAAAACTTAAAAATGGATTAGAATCCCAGTCTTCTTCTTCTGTTACTTCATCAAAACTTATAGTTTCAAGGTCTGAAGTGTCTAATGTAGGGTCTGGTTCAAGGGTATTAGATTTTACTTGGGGGAGGAATTTTGAACGGTCTGTTTTCTTTGAGGCGAATTCTTCATATAAACTATAACCATCTTCACGAGCTAAAGATATAAATCTTTTTTTAGTAGCTCCATTTATATTTGTTACAGTTTCTGGTAAGAAATTATAGATTGGTTTAAAGCCCATTTGAACATTAATTACTAAAGGTAATTCCCTTACACTAGGGTTTCTAAATGTAATACCTCCTTCAGTATCATCCAATTCTGTATCATCGGAAGGAATAGCAATTTCATAAGGTGTTTCATTAGGAACTGTATAGCTTAAAGACTCTATAATACCAGGTACTTCATAAAAATATCCTCCAAATGTTAATTGGTGAATATTACCTCTCATATAACCTTCATCTGAGTAGTCAGGGGCTAAGCTAGATTTTAAATAGTTTAATTTTTGGTAAACTACAGATAATTCTTGAATAGATTGAACTGCTACAGTAAATCCTATACTTATACTATTGTTAAATCCTTGATAAGTATAAAAATCTTCTCCTCTACCTGTATATTTAAAACTATTCCAAGTAGCATTCATAGTATCACTAAAGCTATTTATGAATGCTCTAAAGTGAATAAAGGTTTTTAAAGATGGATTATTGTTGTAAATTACGGCAATTCTAAATTTAACTAAATCATTTTTACGTTTATCCTCAGTAACATTTGAACTTCTATATAAGTAAAGTGAATTAATTTTATCTAACCCACCATCATTTTCGGGGTTTCCTCTAGCATAATCGCTTCGATCTTGACCTCGTTTTCCTGGGTCTCCTAAATTAACTCTTTGTTCAATATTTTTAGTTGAATAGTTAGGGGCTTTAGAAATGTTAGATTTAGTAGCATTCTCTAATAATTTACCTTCTTTCCTAAAGTCTTGTGCTAAGGTAGAAAGACTATCTCTAATAGCAGTTTGGGCAGCTATTTGGTCTTGAGAATAAGTTGCATATGAAAATTGTGGGAATAGGCTATTAACATCTGTGTTGCGTCCCTGGAGAATTTTTCCTCCATTTTGTCTTGTGGGAGAATCTGCGCCGATTTTAATATAAGTTTTTCCTAAACCATCATTTCCAACTTGAGGGCCTCCTAAATATGAATATAAGTTTTCAGGATTATCTAAATTTTTATTTACAAATTTTCTAACTCCTCTAACTAACTTATTATCAAATAAACCTTCTCGGATACTATTTAAAGGTGAATTATTTTGGTTTTGAGATAAAGAAGATACAGCAATACCTGCTACTTTACCTGCGTATAAACTTACTAATCTATTATTTGCAGTATCTTTTATACTTCCTACTGTACTACCCAAAAGATCAGTCCCATTTACTAATGAAGTATATCTAGGACGAGAAAGTAATTCTATAGTACCCGTAGGATCTGTACCTTGTTTATTAGGATGACCTCCAATAGCTACTCCTGCAGCCGCAGCTAAAGTAGAAATAGGTGTATAAACACCATCATTAAGTTTTGCTGTATTTATAAGTTTTATAGCATCAGGATAACCACCATATATTCTAACCCCAGAGAGAGATAATAAATTTTGTTGGGCTATAAATAATAATCCTTCAGTTGTTGTAAAATACGTTCCTAATCTCTTTAAATCTCTTGCAGTTGAAGGTATAACTTTAGCACCCCCACGAATAAACATATCGTTACC